TCTACCACCATCGAAGGGAGCGACCAAAACCCCGCCGAGGCGAGCGGGGACGGCTACCCTTACGAACCAACACTTATCCAGCGCAGTGCTATATTTCCCGGTGGCGACTCTTCCGTGAAGGCCGGAGCTGTCACCTGAAGCCCCGGTCGCAAGCTGGGGCTTCTTTGTGGTTACGCATTTCGATGAAATCGGATGCAAAAAGCCCGGCGCAGGACTGGGCTCACCCCTCATTCATCACCCGACAGTGAATGCCGTCCATCTTCATTAACACCCGAGCCTCTTCCGGCTCGATCTGCCGATCCATCATCCGCGTCCAGGCGTCCATTTCCTGCCAGGTCAGCGGATCGCTGGTGCGCTTGAGCTCCCAGAATAGGCCGGCCAGATAACCCATGCCCTCGGGCATTGCCGGAATATCCAGCTCCCGAGGCTTGTGCTTGGTCATCTCCCAGACCCGCGTCAGGTGATCGCGGGTGGTGGCAGTCGATCCCTTGACCGGCTTGTTGAGCCTGGCTTCGCCTTCCCAGTGACTTAGGAGGCTTTCAACTCTGGAGCGAAAAAACGGGCGCGGTCGCTCGCCAGACGCTCAACATCATTCGACAGGCCAGGGTTGTTCAGCAGCAGCTCGGCGATGGCTTCTTTCGAGTACGGCACGGGCAGCGACCAATCGAACGCCAGCGCGGAGCGATAGTGCAGGTTGGCACGCTGAGCAATGGCGGTCTCTTCATCGACCGACATGCCTTCCTTGCCTTCATCGCGCAGGATGCGGGTCGCTTCCAGCAGGGCTTTACGGGCGGCAGGAGCATCAGCACCCAGCACCATCAGGTGATACTCAGTGGTGGTGCCATCGGGCAGGGTCAGCGGCAGTTTCTTGCCCTTCTCCAGCGCGCCCAGGGTGAAGAAGTCGCTCAGGGCGAATGGCTTGATGGCTTCGGCTGGTTTGGTTTTGGTGGTCATTCGGTATAGCTCCAGAAACGAGAAAGCCCGCTCAGCGGCGGGCTTGGAAGCGAGGATTCGATTACACGCCGGTGCGCGTAATCATCATGGTGGTGGCCAGCGTTGCGTCGTAGCCGGCGCTCACGGTGTACTGAGGAATGATCGCGCCAGGGCCGCTGGTTTGCTTCTGGCCCTGGGTATAGCGAACTTTTGGCAACTCCAGCGTGTAGCTGTCGGTGCCCTCGGTGAATTCGATTACGTGCGAGGTGGAGGTTTCATCGAGGACCTTGTCCCAGAGTACCGGGCCGACCAGATAGGCCGACATCGAGCCGGTAACCACCGCCACACCGTTGGAGATGTCAAAGGCTTCGCGGCTGCCCAGCGCAAACAGCGCCTCCATGCCGTTATCCAGATCAACGCTCCATTCGGTCGCGTAAGCCACCGGAACGCCACCCTCGGTCAGCGCCAGGTTGGTGGTGATCATGGTGTCGGTCGCCGTGGCCGCCACGTAAGTTGAGCCAACCGGAATGGTGTACTTCTCGGCCTTGGTGCCCATCATGCTGAAGGTGACACCAACCTTTGCGTTCAGCGGGGAACTGATCGCCATTTTGCTGACGCGGCAGCCGTGATAGCAGTAATCGACGCCGATGTCCGTGTGACGCTCCAGGATCGCGAATGAGCGTTCCACCTTACCGATCTTCAGAACGTTGGCCGTCCAGGTGCCTTGCATGGCGGCCTGGATTAAGTCGTCGAAGCTGGAGAACGACAGCTCGACGGCAATGTCACCGGCCACGCTGTAGGTGCCGCCACGACTTGGCGGACGCTGGCGGGACTGATTCATTTCCGCCGTGTCGATCTGGTTGATGTTCGGGGTCAGGCCTGCGCTGACGAAGCGAATCGGCTTCCAGGCGGGAGTAGCAGGCACAGCGCCCGCCACCTCTTCGACGTAGTAATACTGAACGGCCGAGCCGTTGGCTAACTTGCCCATTTAGGGATCTCCTATAACGAAAAAACCCGCTCAATGGGCGGGGTGCGGGTCTTGCTGGGGAAGCGAATCAGGCGTTCGGAAAGATCCAGGCCGTGTAATAAACGAGGATGCTCACGCCAGTCCAGACAGCCTCGGGCGTGATCTTGGATCGCTCAGCCTTGCGGATGTGCACGCGCTGGCCCTGATACTCGAGGCCGAGCCCGGGTGCGTAGAAGCTCAGCGCCTTGTCGGCGTCGGCGAGGATTGGCCCGGTGCCGGCGTTGTTCGGGTGGTAGATATCGATCTGCAGATAACCACTGCGCTCGACCGGGTTCACGCCGCCGAACGCAGCCGGCTCGCGACCGGTTGGCATATCCGTGAGCCGGGCCCAGGCTTGACCGGTTACTGGCGTGAAGGTCTTGCCTTCCCAGGCCGTCTTGGCCGCTGGGTACAGATTGCTCGCCAAATAGGCAGCAACCAACGCGCCGTTGATTTTGGTCTCGCTCATACGCGGTTCTTCCTGGCTTGCTCGTCAATCAGCCTCTGGAAACGGTCAACGTTGCGATGGACCATGCCCTGAGGCGCCTGCTTCGAGGTCCCATTTTCAAGGTCTACGATGTATGGGAGGTTGTTTGCCAGCATCGTCTCCTGGCCAGCACCCTTGGGAGTATTGGCTACCGCTTCCGCAATTGAGGCTGAAGCACCATCCCTTTCAATTTGATTGGTGGCCGGCTGCCCTACTGTGGTTTGCCAGTTGCCTCGAGCGCGCCCGGTGTCGACCGGGGTGTCATTGATCACCGCATTGAATAGAGCAATGGTCGTGCCGCGAGTGATTTCGTCATGCGCTTTTGAGGTTTTGTCGGCGAATCGCTTGATGTCGTCTGCAAAACTCATCAGCGCCTCCCGTGCAGCTCGTAGACCAGTGGTGTGCCGGCCGGATTGGTGGACTTGATATTGACGATCGTCCACGTCAGGCCATCAGCCAGAATGGCGGTCGTCATCATCGGCGGCCACTCCAAGCCTTTGGCGGCGAGCATGATCTTCTTGTCGCCCTGCTGAACCAGCGAGCCAGCAGCGTTGATGATGCCGGCCTCCTGCACTGTGTAATCCAATAGGATCACCTGGCCGGGCTGGGTTAGCGTCACGGGTTCGGAGTCGATACCGGTGACCGGGTCATATTCGCCCGCGGTCACTTCGGTCAGCGTTGCGGTCTGGCCAAATCGCTCAATCAGCCGCAAAGCAGTGGCGGCCATGCGGTCGTAGAAAGCGCTCATGCTCAGGCCCTTATGGCGAACAGCCCTCGTCGGGCAAGGTAATCGGCGAACTGGGTCGCGCTGGGGCGATCAGGTGCGGCCGGCAGCAGGTAGCCACTGTTGTTGCTGGCCTCTGCATACTGCACGTCGACCGCGCCCTCTACACGCTCACGGATCACGGCACCGGTTCGCTGTGATGGTGGGTCGATGTCGTCGGCGTGGATCTCAACCGCCAACGCCATCTGTCCGTATTCGATGCGGGCCGGAATGTAGGTCGGAGAAAGGATCTCGCCATCTACTTGAGCGCCGCGCCGCGGCCAGGGCAATGCCTGGGCCGAGCTCGACTTATTGCCCTTCCAGGTCAAAGCCATCATCTGGACAGCAGTGCGGCGCAGCAGTGCTTCCTGTTCTGGCTCGGTTGCAGGGATGGTGCGGCCGAACTTGACCGCGTACATCGCCAGGCTTTCGGCCGTCGCGAAGCTTTCGGCATCTGGCTTGCCGGTGCCGTCTTCGATGATGAGCATGCGTTACTCCGTATCGGTCAGTCGTTCAGACCCGGCACCTGCCAGTTCCTTGGTATCAGGCTTGGCAGATTTCTTTTCCTTTGATGCCTTGGTCACGACCACTTCGACTTCGGCGGCCTTGTAAGCATCAACCACTGAGGGCCACTCGCCTACCACGGTGACCTTGGTCACACCCGACTCTGGCCGCTCGAAGTATTCGGGATTACGGTAGCGCTTATCCGGATCAAAGTCCGTGCTCTGCGCAGAGTAAGTCAGTTCCATGAAATCCTCCAAGGCGGCCCATCGCTGAGCCACCGTGTTTGGGGCTGACTGTTAGGTCAGATTGATCAGAACGCCGGCAGTGACCTTGTCGCTGGTCGCGTACTTGGTCCAGTTGGCACCGGTGCCGATGGCGGCCAGGCTTGGGTTGATGCCGCCAACCGCGTCAGCCCAGCTGTAGCCGAGCAGGTCCAGGTTGAATGTACCCTCGGCGCGGAAGCCCATCGCCAAGTTTTCCTGGTTGTTGATCGGGTAAGACCGGAACCCCGGAGCTTGGGACTCGGTGATTTTGATCGCGCCCGCCTGCAAGCCGAAGATGGTGTCGGCTGGAATGGTGTCGGACACCAGTACCGGCTTGCCCATGGTGCCTGGCTGGCCGCCGTAGATTACGACGCCTGCCTCTTCGTAGATCTTGTCGGTGATGGCCTGATCGACCATATCGAAATAGGTCGCCGAGTCCATAGTCCACATCGCGATGCGGCCGAAGCGATCACCGAACTTACGCATGCCCTTGGTCAGCGCCTTCTTGCCGTCAGTGGCAAAGCTGGCAGCCGCGACCATGTTGGCGTTTGCACCGATAGCTGCCTTCAAGGCGGCCATGGCGTACTGGATATAGCCTTCCAGCACAGCGTCGGCGTAATCCATGCCGACCAGTTCGGAAAACTCTTCCGGAGAGCGAGCGCGGCGCTTGAAAGCCTCTTCGGTGGTTTCATAAGGACCGTATTTGAACGGCACCTTTACGCCGACCACTTCGCCTGCGCCGATCTTCTGGCCGACAACGGCCGCGACCGAATTCACATCACGGTGAGCGATCGCGCCGCCGAGCTTGTAGAAAGCACGCTTGCGCAGGTCGCCTTCGATCAGTTCGTTATCCAGCACGATAGCGCCGCCGGACGAGCCGTTGAACACGTCGATGACATCTTGGATACGCTCCAGGTAGGCGGTTTGGGCAAGGTCGTTATAAACGATCATGTCCGAGTTTGCGGTAGTCGCCATGTGTTACTCCGTTATTTGGGCAATTTCAGGTAGGCGTCCTGGCCGTTCTTCGTGAGGAATTCACGTTTCTGAACGGAGGACATTTCGGAGCGCTTCAATGCGGCATTACCGCCACCCCCGCCCGGGGCATTGGTCCCTGAAGCCCTTGGCC